ATGGATTACGCTGGGCTCACCGCCAAGTACAAGGTCAATCGCCCATTGAGCGATGCTGAAAAGCAGCACCACCTGCCACAGACCAAGGCCAGTTCCGCCAAGCCGTTGGCTCAGACTTCAGTAATCCAGATGAATTCGACCTACCTGGAGTGCAGCGATAAGTTCTATCCCTGGAAAGGCCTGATGACTGCATTCACAGGCTTTGTGATTTGGCTGATTGGGTATGCCCTCAGCAGTGTCGCCATAATCAGCATTACTGAATGGCCTGGAATCAATGCGGATCAACGGCAGCAATCCATCCTCACCTTCTTGGCTATGTGTGCCATGTCAGCTCCGGTGATTCTACTGGCACTTTGGTTCCTAAAAAAGGAAGCCTTCCGCTACACCCATTACCCACTACGCTTTAACCGCAAGACCGGCATGGTGCATGTATTTCGTCTGGACGGCACCACGCTGAGCGTGCCCTGGCGCGAGATTCATTTCGCACTCAATCCGGCCCAGATGCGTAACTTCTGGGAGGTGCGCGGGCATGTGCTCAGTGAGGATCGCTCCACGGTGCTCGAAACCTTTGTACTGCCAACCTATGCCAGTTGGGAGAGTCCTTACTTACTGGCGCAATGGGAGTTCGTGCGGCACTACATGGAAAAAGGCCCCGCCCAATTGCTGGAGCAAGTGCAGTACACACTGAATATCGCCGACCGGCGTGAAACCCTCTGGTTCGGCTTTCGACGCCTGATGGCCATTTTCAGCTCCGCGCCACTGCTGGCCTTGCTGATGTCGCCGTTGCTATTGCCCCTTTCCATCGTCCGCTGGATCACCATGCGCACCTGCAAAATCCCCCAATGGCCAGAGGAAGTGGAAGCACAAAGCCAGATCAGCCCCAAAGACCGCTACCGGCGCGATGCACATCCCCCATATGTGCCGCCACGGCAACAGAATTGAAGCCACTGTCTTGATCTATCCCTTTCCATGCTCACCGATCTCAATCCTTAACTCAGAAATGTTGGACCTCAAAAGGATTTACGAGTAATGGATTACGCCGGGCTCACCGCCAAGTACAAGGTCAATCGCCCATTGCGCGATGCCGAAAAGCAGCGCCATCTGCCACAGACCAAGACCTGGACGTGTGTTCCACCTCATGGACTGGTGCACTACTAGACACTTTTTTTCGTCCATAGCTCCGCTGCCACAACACGTGCAATCCGGGTCGCGGGCTAGGCGCAGGCGTTGAAACGCATATCAAGCACGTTGAACTGCAGCAGATATCCCGACAGGGACATACCCAAGCCAAGGATCAGTTTGATGGTTGCGGTGACTTGCAGCAGTCCAATCGTCCCAGGCCGCACGCCGAGCACTCCAGCTTCGGTACAATTGGGAGCCCGTTCCGCTGTCGGCTCAGGATACAGACAACGATAACAACCACCATCGCGTCCCTTGGCGAGCAAACCGCCATTTGGCCCTCGAACCCCTGGACTGTGCCGTAGACCAACGGCAAGTTAAGCCGCACGCAGGCATCGTTGATGAAGTAGCGTGTAGCGAAGTTATCGGAATCGTCCACCACACTAGGTCATGACCACCCAGCATTACCTCGACATTATCGGGCACCAATCGGGGGCGCCGAGCGATGAACTCGACGGTGGGCTGATCGCCAGCACTGCATCCTGGCCCGATTCCACTTTGGCCATCCTGATATCCACACCCCGGTGCAACACCTGTCGATGCAGGTTGCTGCGGTCAACCATATCGTCGTCGATCAGCGTCAGACGACCGACTCCCGCCGCAGCCAAGTACAAGGCGATGGGTAAGCCCAGGCCCCCTGCACCGACCAGCGCAACCCTGGCGCGGCAAGCCGGTGCTGTCCGGCCAGCCCCACCTCAGGCAGGCACAGCTGTCTGGCGTAACGCTGCAGGAAGTCCGGCTCCTCGGTGACTACGCTCATCGGCTGAACTCGCGCAGCAGATCGTAGCCATCCCAGATCGGGGCGAAATCCAGCGCGTGCCTCAGCGGGACGATGCGCTCGATGCCACATGGCCCCGCCTGCTGTGCTCGACGCTGAAGCCGAAATAGCCCAGGGTCTGGTCGCGGCGTTCCAACGGGGGTCAGATCCTCCAGCGCATCCAGCCGCCATTGCGCAAAGGCGCCGGTGCCCAGCGAGCGACGTGATGGAGTCGGTGGTGTGCTGAGTTGCAGGGCGATTTCGTTGCCGCACCACTGCACGGCGGTCACCTGCCCCTGCGCGGCCAATTGGTAGGCATCGACCTGCTTGCGAATCGACATCACCGCATCCAACTCGGAGCAGCGCTCGCCGACCGCCTGCTGCAGCAACGATGCGAAGATCGCCTGCACCCGACGGGTGGTCTTGGCATCGCAGCCCCAGAACACTGTGCGGGGCGAGGCACAGGCGGCCCGGCCAAAGAGATAGGCATCGGTATGGCCCAGAGCATCGCCGCGACGGCTTCACCTTCGAGGCCGACCTGCTCAGCCATGGCGGCATCGACCTCTCCCTGAAACTACGGCTGACCGAGCGCGTGGTGGTGCGCGAGGGCGCCGGCGACGCGCTGCTGGCCGAGCACTGCGCCGAGCCACCGGGCAACGTCCAGCCGGTCGAGGTGACACAATGGACCCTGGTGGCCGGCGGGGAGTTGATCGCCAGCTGGCCCGCGATCACGCCATGAACGATCTGCTCGATCTGGAGCGCGCCGTCGGCGGCCTGCTGTCGCAGCTCGAAGCCCCCGCCCGCCGCAAACTGGCGCGGCAGGTGGCAACCCAGCTGCACCGCAGCCAGGTCGGACGCATCGCCCAGCAGCGCAACCCGGACGGCACGCCTTACGCGCCGCGGCGCCCGCAACTGCGCGAAAAGCAAGGGCGCATCCGCCGCACCATATTTGCCCGCCTGCGCACCGCCACCTACCTCAAGGCCGCCGCCGACGCGGACAGCGCCGCAGTCGAATTCGCCGGCCGCGTCCTGCGCGTGGCGCGGGTCCACCAGTTCGGCCTGGATGATCGCGTGCGCCGCAACGGGCCGGTGGTCCGCTACCCGGCGCGGCAACTGCTCGGCTTCACCGATGCCGACGAGCGCCTGGTGCTGGATCTGGTCATGGCGCACCTGGCGCCATGAATGCCCCCTTGTCCTCTATTCGGCCACCGTCGCAGCAACGCAGTCCACGCCGGGTTGTATAGTCACCTCACCGACTGGCCTGGATTTCAGATTATAAAGAATGCCCTTGATCCGGATATCGTTTTCCCGAAGAAACGATAATTCCCGCCCATTGCACACATAATCCCGGACTATGGATCGAAACGTGGCCCAGTGCTCTTCGGATACCGGCTCCGTCATCAGCCAGGGAAATACCAGAAACAAAAATACGATGGGCTTCCCTGGAACGGCCATACCGCCAGCATGATAAATGCCGAACGCAACATGACTCGGCAATAGCTTATTCATCTCGCCCAGCGCGTCATTCAGCGCCCGCTGCCGTGCCGGATCGATCGCCAACTTGCTTTCCGCCGGACTGAGCGTCAGCGGGTTGTTTGCGGCAGAATCGACCCCGTCGCAATCCTTCTCGAATTTCATCAATATCTGTTCGATCGGCGCGCCGTCCAGCCCCTGAAGGGTAAATGAAGCCTCGGCCTGGTTCCGGATAAACATCCCCGCACCCGGCGTGGAACACAGATACCGTGTCATCTCATCAAGACTGCCATTCAGGACGCCATCGGGCAGGGCATTCCTATCCGCCGTCCAGGTAAGGAAAATGTTGATTCTCTTTCCCGGCCCACTCGTCATGGGCTCCAGACGCAGCCCGGAGCCAAGGCTCATCGGCAGCGCCTGATTATTTTTTGCAACGGATTTCTCAATGAAACCCATCACTTCAGCGTCGTCCAGTTTTCGATCGAAACCTGCCGATTCATGTTCTGTTTCATCCGCCACCGCAATGGCGGCATTCGCCAATAAAAAAACAATAAAAATCATACCCAATATTTCTTTGATCATTTCTTGCCCTTGACAGGATGCGAACAGGCATAAGCCGAACACACGATTATTCGCACCCTTTACGCCAAAGCCAAGCCTCCCCCTCATCGCTGCCCGGCCCTGGCACACCAGTTCCCACGCGACCACCGCCCGTGCGCGGCGCATCCTCGCGCCATGAACCCGATTCCCGATCTCGCCCGCCGCCTGGAAAGCGCCTTGCGCCTGGGTACCGTCGCCGCCGTCGATCACGCCGGCGCCCGCTGTCGTGTGACCACCGGCGGCCTGCACACCGAGTGGCTGCCCTGGCTCGCACTGCGCGCCGGTCATACCCGCAGTTGGAATCCCCCTACCCCCGGCGAGCAATGCGTCGTGCTGGCGCCCAGCGGCGAGCCGGCCGCCGGCGTAGTACTGCTGGGCCTGTTCAGCGACGCCGCGCCCGCTCCGTCCAGCGACCCCGACGAAACGCTGACCGTGATGCCGGACGGCGCCACCCTGCGCGCCGGCAACGAGGTGGTGCTCGACACGCCGCAGACCACCTCCACCGGGCGCCACACCATCGAGGGGCTGCTCAGCTACCTGGCCGGCCTGTTCGGCGACGGCTGCGCCGGTGGTGGCTCGGTCATCCATGGCCCGGTCACCCAGGTGGGCGGAGCCATCACCAGCAACGGCATCGCCGTCGACAACCACCGCCACGCCGAATCCGTCGGCGACGTCACCGGGCCACCGCAATGATCGGCATGGATACCGGCTCGGGCCGCTATGTCGGCGACGCCGCCCACCTGCAGCAGTCGATCCACTGCATCCTCTCAACCCCCATTGGCAGCCGCGTGATGCGCCGCGAGTTCGGCAGCCTGCTGCCCGGACTGATCGACCAGCCCCTGGTCGGCGGCACCGTGCTGCGCGTGCTGGCCGCCTCGGCCATGGCGCTGATGCGCTGGGAGCCGCGCCTGCGGATCAGCCTGGGCGGCGGCAACGCCGCCGGCCAGCTGGTGATCGACATCGAGGGCCAACTGGTCGACGGCCCACGGCGGGCGGGGTTGGCGCTGTCGGTGCCGTTGGCGATGGGAGGTGCCGCATGACGTTCGATTTTTCCCGGCTGCCACCGCCCGACCTGGTGCGCGACGTCGATTTCGAAACCATCCTGGCGCAGCGCAAGGCCAGATTGCTGACGCTGCTGCCGCCCGAACGCGTGGCCGAGGTCGAGCGCACCCTGCAGCTCGAATCCGAGCCCATGACCATCCTGTTGCAAGAGGCCGCCTACGCTGAAATGCTGTTCCAGCAGCGCGTGAACGAGGCCGCGGTGGCCAGCATGCTGGCCACCGCCCAAGGCGCCGACCTCGACAACCGTGCCGCCGACTACGGCGTCGCCCGCCTGCTGATCACCCCGGCCGCCCCGGCGGCCGTGCCGCCGGTGGCAGCGGTGTGGGAGTCCGACCAGCGCCTGCGCCTGCGCGCGCAGATGGCGCTGGAAGGACTATCGGTCGCCGGGCCGCGCGCGGCCTACGTGTTCCACGCATTGTCGGTGTCGGCCAACGTCGCCGACGTCGCCGTGCACAGCCCCGAGGGCAATGGCGTGGTCCACGTTTACGTGCTTGACGCACGCAACGGCGGCGTGCCGGACGAGGCGCTGCTGGCCAAGGTCGGCGCCGCGCTCAGCGCCGAGACCGTGCGCCCGCTGTGTGACAAGGTCACCGCCAAGCCCGGCGAGCCGATCGACGTCATCATCCACGCCCGGATCGAATTCGAGCCCGGCGGCGAAACGCTGTCCGGCGGCCTCGACGCGGCGCGAGCCCGGCTCGCCGCACTGCTGCGGCAGCGTCGCGCGCTGGGCCAGGTGCTGCCGGTGTCCGCCATCGACGCCGCCCTGCACAGCGATGGCGTGCGCCGGGTGCAAGTGCTCGCCCCGGCCGCCGACGTGGTCTGCGCCCTGCAACAGTTCCCCCGTGCCACGACCATCACCCTGGAACGCTGGCCATGACCGTGCGCAGCGTGTTGCCGCCCAATCGCACCGCGCTGGAGGACGCGCTCGCCATCACGCGCCGGCCCCAGGCCGATCCCGCAGCACTGCGGTACCTGAGCGACGCCGCCCGGTGCCCCGCCCCACTGCTGCCCTGGCTCGCCTGGCTCGCCTGGCAGCGCAGTGTCGACCGCTTCGATTCGGCCACCACCGAAGCCCAGCAACGCGCGCTGATCGCCTCGGCCATCGACGTGCATCGGCACAAGGGCACGGTGGCCGCAGTGCGCCAGGTCTTTCGGGATCTCGGGCTCGGCGAAGTCACCCTCGACGAAGGCGCCAACGGCCACGCCTACGACGGCAGCGTCAGCTACGACGGATTCGCCAACTACGACGACGTGGGCGGCTGGGCCGAGTACCGCGTGCACATCGACAAACTGCTGTCGGTCAGCCAGGCCACGCTGGCGCGGGAAATCCTCGCCGACGTCGCCCCGGTGCGCTGTCAGCTGTGGGGGCTGGATTTCACCGGCGCCGAGCTGCTCTACAACGATCTCGCCGCCTACGACGGCGGCTACACCTACGGAGTCGCCTGATGGCCAACCTACCTGTCCCGGTCACGCCGGGGTTTCCCGACGTCTACCAGCTCGAACTGACCGACCGCGTGAAGGGCGGCGCCGGCGGTACCGCCAACCTGCAGGCCACCCAGCTTGCCGAGCGCGATGCGTGGTTGCGTCAGGAGCTGGAAGCGGGCCGCGATGATTTCGCCGGCCACCTGGCCGCCGCCGACCCGCATCCGCAGTACCTGACCGAGCCCGACGGCGATGCCAAGATCGCCGCTGCCGTCGCCGCGCTGGTCGCCGCCGCGCCCAGCACGTTGGACACCCTCAAGGAACTGGCCACCGCGCTGGGCAACGATCCGAGTTTCGCCACCACCATCGCCAACGCGCTGGCCTTGAAAGCGCCGTTGGCCAGCCCCGTGCTGACCGGCGCGCCGACCGCGCCGACGGTGGCGCAATTCGACAGCTCGACAGGGTTGGCCACGACAGCATTTGTCCAGCGCGCGCTGGGGAATTTTGCAGGAGATTCGGCGGTATCAACGTCCCAGGTATTAACGGCAGCACAGGCGGGTAGAACGATTACGGTGGGCGGGACCGTCACATTGACGCTGCCGCTCTCTTCCACGGTGCCGACGGGGGCTACGTATCAAATCAACAACGCGGGTAACGGGATCGTCACTGTGCAAGCCGCCGCCGGTGACAACCTGTACGCGATTGGCACCGCGACGCCGTTGACGCATAGCCTCGGACCCGGCGACACCATCACCATTGCATATGTGGGCGGTAAGCAATGGTTCTCCTGGGGAGGCGTCCAGTTAGGCATGTCGTCCACGTTTGGCTCATCGCTGGCCGCCAATGGCTATCAACGATTGCCCAGCGGTCTGATCATGCAATGGGGTAGAGCAACAATACGAGCTGCTACCCCCAACGTGCGGGTGACCCTGCCGACGGCGTTTCAGAGCCAGTTTTTGTGGGGGATGGCTGGGATTTCCGGCCCAGGCGTCATTGGCAACTCGTACACCGTCACCGGGCCGATCAACGAGAGTTTGACGGCGATGGAATTCAATGACTACGTGAACGGAGCGCTGATCACCGGGGTTGGCACGATTCAGTTTTTGGCATTGGGGAGATAGGGAGATGGACATGTTTTACGCTGCGAGTACCAGTGGGTTTTACGACCCGTCCATCCATCAGCGGATACCGCCCGACGCGGTGGAGATCACGCATGCAGAATATGAAGCTCTGTATGCAGGCGTCGCCAGCGGGTTCGATATTGAGATCGACTCAATGGGACGGCCGGTGCTCGTGGCACCCCAACCGCTACCTGTTGAGGATTTGCGCGCTGCCGCATCGGCCCAACTGCCTGCGTGGGAGGCGGCCGAGCGTACTGCCAGCATCGAGCACGCCGGCCGCCGCTGGCTGACCACGCCCGAGGCATTGCAGGACATCCGCGACGCACTGCTGGCCGGGCTGGTGCCGGGCGGGGTATGGATCGACGCCGCCCGTGAGCCGGTGCCGATGACGCTGGCCGAGCTGCAAGCGCTGTGGGCGGCGTGCGTGACCCGGGGCGCGGCGATCTACCAGCGCCGGCTGATGATGGAGGCCGAGATCGCGGCCATGGATGCAGGCCAGCTCGTCACCTTTGCACCAAACTGGCCTGCGTAGCGAGCGTAGGGCAGGATCTATTCACGGGTCCGACGGGTCTTGCCTCGCTTGCGTTGACCAGCCAGCAAACCCAGCAAACCCACCCCCATCAGTGCATAGGTTTCCGGCTCGGGCAATGCGACCAGAGTATTGAAATCCGGCGCCCGAGCTGGATTGGTGGAATTGGGGTCGAATGTAAAATTAAAGTTGTCCAGATATACCTGCTGTTCCGGATCGTTTTTTCCCAGAGAACTGACAAAATACAACTGAGTGGATTCGAACCTGCGAAAATATGTATAAACCTCGTTTTGCGCCCACCTGTGATAGTAAAATTCCGATGCGGCATACCCGGGAAGGGTGGGTAAAATACCAAGCAAAGCGTCCTGGGTGTAGGTAATTCGATCGAACGCAACATCGAAGCTGTTCAATGCAAACTCGCGACCATCAACCCGCCTCACCCCAAGTATTCGACTCTGATCCCAGAATATCGCCGGGCCGCTGGGATTTTGCACGAATTGACCGCCCAGCCATCTACCGTTTGCGATGCTCAGGCCGGGGGAATCCCGAGGAATGTCCGGGCTTCGTGGGAGGCTGGCAAAAATATAATCACCTATTACCAAGAGATTCCCATCGTAATAACCGGGTTCACTGAAATCGATAACCACTGCCGCGGCAGGTGTACTCACCCCAGCAATAGCCATGACGCTGAAAATAATACGTAACAGATCGGGTTTCATGGATTGGTCTCCAGTTGATTTCGATTGGTAACGGGAGCCCCGGCCCCACATCCGATTCGGCTCCCACCCTGGGTAGGCATAGAAGAGGAATGAGGCGCAAATCTGTGCGTCCGGCGAATGGGCTCTGGCATTGGACGGCCGGCGAGGCCGCATTGCCTTGCGGCAACAGTGCCTGATCGCGGCACAGCATCCACCCAAAGTCCCCGACCAGCGAGCGCGGCATCCTAGGACAGTCACCACCCGGAGCCCCGCCACCATGGCCACCGATTTCCATCACGGCGTGCGCGTCATCGAGATCAACGAAGGCGTGCGCACCATCCGCACCATCCGCACCATTGCCACGGCCGTGATCGGCATCGTGTGCACCGCGTCGGATGCCGACGCCACCGCCTTCCCGCTCGATACCGCCGTCCTCATCACCAACGTCAGCCAGGCCATCGGCAAGGCCGGCACCGCCGGCACGCTGGCCAAGACGCTCGACGCCATCGCCGATCAGTGCTCGCCCCTCATCGTCGCGGTGCGCGTCGCCGAAGGCACCACCCCGGCCGAGACCACCAGCAACCTCATCGGCACCACCACCAGCGCAGGGCGCTACACCGGGATGAAGGCATTGCGCGCGGCGCAGGCGCAGCTCGGCGTCACCCCGCGCATTCTGGCCGCGCCGGGGCTCGACACGTTGCCGGTGGCCACCGAACTGGTGGCGCTGGCGCAGGAGCTGCGCGCCTTCGTCTACGCCGCCTGCGATGGCTGCGCCACCAAGGAAGAGGCGGTCACCTACCGCGAGAACTTCGGGCAGCGCGAGATCATGCTGCTGTGGCCGGATTTCACCGCGTGGGATACCGCGACCAACGCCGCCGCGACCACCTGGGCCACCGCCCGCGCGGTGGGCCTGCGCGCCAAGCTGGACGAGGAACAGGGCTGGCACAAGAGCCTGTCCAACGTGGCCGTCAACGGCGTAACCGGCCTGACGCGCGACGTGTATTGGGATCTGCAGAACCCCGCCACCGACGCTGGCTACCTCAACGCCAACGAAGTCACCTGCCTGATCAACAAGGACGGCTATCGCTTCTGGGGCAACCGCACCTGCTCCGACGAGCCGCTGTTCGCCTTCGAGGTGGCGACGCGCACCGCCCAGGTGCTGGCCGACAGCATCGCCGACGCCATGATGTGGGCGGTCGACAAGCCGCTGACCCCCATGCTGATCAAGGACATCGTCGAAACCATCAACGCCAAGATGCGCGAGTGGAAAGCCAACGGCTACCTGATCGACGGCCAGGCCTGGTACGACGAGGACGCCAACACCCCGGCCACCCTCAAGGAAGGCAAGCTCGCCATCGACTACGACTACACCCCGGTGCCGCCGGCGGAAAACATCATGTTCCGCCAGCGCATCACCGACCGCTATTTCGCCGACTTCGCCGCCCTGATCAATAGCTGACCCGGCGGGCCGGCGCCGCCGGTCCGCCCTGACGAGGAATCGCCATGGCCCTGCCCCGCAAACTCAAGAACCTGATGCTGTTCGTCGATGGCTTCGGCTACGACGGCCAGATCAACAGCGTCACCCTGCCCAAGCTCTCCCGCAAGATCGAAGCCTATTCCGCCGGCGGCATGGTCGGCGCCGCCGGCATCGACCACGGCCTCGATGACGACGCGCTGATCGTCGAGTGGGAGCGCGGCGGCTGGGCGCGCGAGGAACTGCTCGCCCTGGGCATTCCCAAGCTCGACGGCGTACTGCTGCGTTTCACCGGCTCGCTGCAACGCGAGGACACCGGCGACGTCGACGCCATCGAAATCGTGATGCGCGGCCGGCACGAGGAGATCGACCGCGGCGACGCCAAGAAGGGCGAGGACACCACCAGCAAGATCAAGACCCGCTGCGTCTACTACAAGGAAACCTTCAACGGCGTGACCGACGTCGAGATCGACGTCCTCAACATGGTCGAGATCATCGGCGGCGTCGACCGCCAGGCGCAGCACCGCCGCGCGCTCGGTCGCTAAGCCCACCCTCCCCCGACTCCCTCCAGGACCACCATGACCACCGCCCAGATCACCCTCGACACACCCATCGTTCGCGGCGACACCACCATCGACCGGATCACCCTGCGCAAGCCCTCGTCCGGCGAGCTGCGCGGCATTTCCCTGGCCGATCTGACGCGCCTGGAAGCCAGCGCGCTGATCGCCCTGCTGCCGCGCATCAGCGACCCGACCCTGCTGGCCGAGGAGGCGCGCCGGCTCGACCCGGCCGACCTGATGCAGTGCGGTACGGAGATCGTGAGTTTTTTGCTGACGAAGGCGGTGAAGGCGGAATACCAGATCGGGTAGAAGAAGCCATGGCCGACATCGCCACCGTGTTCCACTGGCCCCCGCAGGCCATGCACGATTTCACGCTCGCCGAGCTGATGGCGTGGCGTGAACGTGCGCGCGTGCGTTACGAGCGCGACCAATGAGCGGGCGCGAACTGCGCCTGCAGGTGGTGCTGTCGGCCATCGACCGGGCCACCGCGCCGTTGCGCGCGCTGACCAAGAGCAGCAGCACTGCCAGCCGCGAAGTGCGCGACCTGCAGGCCAAGCTCAAGGCGCTCAATGCCACCCAGGGCAAGGTGGATGCCTACCGGCAGGCATCGCGCGCCGTGGGCGTGGTTGGCGGCCAACTGCGTGAGCAGCAGCGCTACGTGCAGCAGCTCAAGGCGGAAATGGCAGCCACCGCGGCCCCTACCGCAGCCATGACCAAAGAGCTGATGCGCGCCCAGGCTGAGTTCTCCCGATTGCGCGGCGCGCAGACCCGCAATATCGAAACCCAGCGCCAGCTGCGCGGAGCACTGTTCGAACAAGGCGTCGACACTAAGAAAGCTGGCCGCCCACCAGAGGCAGCTGGCCAGCGATACCGAGCGGGTATCCGCCGCGCTGGACAAGGAAAAGACGGCCCTGGCCAGGGTGAACGAGCAACAGCGCAAGCTGCATGGCGCCCGCGCGCAGTACGACAAGAGCATAACCCAGCGCAACGCGCTGCTCGGGGCAGGTGCCAGCGTCGGCGCGGCGGGCGCAGCCATCGGCGCGCCGGTGCTCAAGGCGGTATCCGAATACGCCACGGCCGAGGACGCGGCGATGCAACTGCGCGTCTCGCTGATGGGCGCCGACGGCAAGGCGGGCGCCGAGTTTGCGCGCATCAACGCCATGGCCACCGAATTGGGCAACCGGCTGCCCGGCACCACGGCGGATTTTCAGAACATGATGACCATGCTGGTCCGCCAGGGCATCCCGGTGCAGAACATCCTGGGCGGCGTCGGCAAGGCCACCGCCTACATCGGCGTGCAACTCAAGATGGCGCCGGATGCGGCCGCCGAATTCACCGCCAAGTTGCAGGATGCCACCCGCACCACCAATGACGACATGCTGGCGCTGACCGACACCATTCAGCGCGCCTACTACCTGGGTGTCGATCCCAACAACATGCTGGAAGCGTTCAAGGGCCTGGGGCCGGCCATGGACCTGATCAAGCAGAAGGGCCTTGAAGGCGCCAACGCCCTGGCGCCGTTCGTGGTCATGCTCGATCAGGCGGGCATGCGCGGCGAAGCCTCGGGCAACGCCATGCGCAAGGTGATTTCGCGCGGGCTGGACGTGGACAACGTCAACAAGGTGCTCGATGGCCTGAAGACGGAAAAAGGGATCGATATCCAGCTCGACTTCACCAACGGCAAGGGCGAGTTCGGCGGCGTGCCGAAGATGATCGCCGAGCTGTCCAAGCTCAAGCATCTCGACACGGTCACCCGGTTACAAGTGCTCAAGGACATCTACGGCGACGACAAGGAAACCAACGAAGCGCTGTCGAAGATCATCGACAAGGGGCAGCAGGGCTACGACGACGTGATCCACCGCATGCAGGACCAAGCCAGCCTGCAGCAGCGCGTCAACAACCAGCTCGGCACGCTGCGCAACCTGTGGGATGCCACTTCCGGCACCATGACCAACGCCCTGGTCGCCTGGGGCGAGGCCATCGCGCCCGAGGTCAAGGCGGTGACCGAATGGCTTGGTGGAGTCGCCGAAGGAGTCGGCACCTGGGCGCGGGAGAATCCGCGCCTGTCCAGCACGCTCATGAAGATCGCCGCGATCCTGGCCGTGGTACTGGTGGTCACCGGCGCGCTGATGGTGGCCATGGCCGGCGTGCTCGGCCCGATGATCATCATCCGACACGGGCTGGCCATGCTGGCGCTCAATGCCGGCACCGGCGCAGGCTCGCTGGGTATCCTGGGATCAGCCTTCAAATGGCTGGGCGGCATTGTCGCCACCGTCGGGCGCGCCATGCTGCTCAATCCGATTGGTCTGGTCATCACCGCCATCGCCGTCGCGGCGTACCTGATCTATCGCTATTGGGCACCCATCAAGCAATTTTTCGCGGGCGTATGGGCGTGGATCGATGGAGTGTTTGACCGCTACCCGATCCTCAACCGGATCTTCCCCTTCATCGGCGCCGCCCGCCTCATCATCAACAATTGGGAAGCCATCAGGCAATTCTTCGCCGGGCTGTGGGGCGAGGTCGCCCGCGCATTCGATGGCGGCATCGCCGGCATTGGCGCGCTGCTGCTCAACTGGTCGCCCCTGGGGCTGTTCCATCGCGCCTTTGCCGCGGTGCTGGCATGGTTCGCCATCGACATCCCCGCCAAATTCACCGACTTCGGCCGCATGGTGGTCGATGGCTTGGTCGGCGGCATCGTGGCCAAGTGGGATGCGGCCAAGGCCAAGCCGCTGAAGCTGGTCAACCAGTTGCCGGCCGGCGTGCGCAAGGTGCTCCGCATCAACTCCCCCTCGCGGGTGTTCGCCACCATCGGCGGCTGGGCCATGGCCGGGCTGACCCAGGGCCTGGGGCGCGGCAGCGGCGCGCCGCTCGGTGCCATGCTCGACACCGCGCGCCGGCTCACCACCGCCGGCGCCAGCATCGTCATCGGTGCCACAGCGGGTCCAGCCCAGGCCGACAGCGCCCCGCTGCGCCTCGACACCCGGCCGCCGCTTTCGGCGCGCACCGGCGCGGGCGTCAGCGTGGCTGGCGATCAGGTCACGATCCAGATCAGCGTCGGCCCCGGCCAGTATCTGGCCGAGCTGCGCAGTATGCTGGCGCAGTTGCTCGACGAGCGCGACCGGACCAAGGCGGCCCGGATGCGCTCGATGCTGTCGGATCGCGACTGAGGTGGCCGGCATGATGATGGCACTCGGGATGTTCGTGTTCGGGCTGCGCAGCGTGCCCTATCAGGCGCTGCAGCGGCAGCTCGCCTGGCGCCACGCCAGCACCGCCCGGGTCGGCCTGCGACCGGCCCGGCAGTACCTCGGCAAGGACGACGAAACCATCACCTCTCCGGCGTGCTGCTGCCGCAGCTCACCGGCGGGCCGGCATCGCTGGCCGACCTGGAGGCAATGGGCGACGAGGGCGCGGCCTGGCCGCTGCTCGACGGCGAGGGCAACGTCTACGGCCTGTACGTGATCGAGTCGCTACAGACCACCAGCAGCCTGTTTTTCGACAACGGCACCGCCCGCCGCATCGAGTTCAGCCTGGTGCTCAAGCGCATCGACGACGACGCCGTCGACCAGCTCGGCACACCACCGATGGCGATGGAGGCCACCTGATGGACCCGCGCCCGCGCGTCGCCCGGCCACTGTTCCGCCTGGCCATCGATGGCGAGGACATCACCCAGCGGTTGGAAGATCGCCTCGAATCGCTCACCCTGACCGACAACCGCGGTTTCGAGGCCGATCAGCTGGATCTCACCCTGCTCGACCACGACGGCCGGCTCGCCCTCCCCCGCCGCGGCGTCAAGCTCTCGCTGTCCCTGGGCTGGTCCGACAGCGGCCTCGTCGACAAGGGCACGTACCTCGTCGACGAAGTGGAGCACAGCGGCAGCCCGGACAAGCTCACCCTGCGCGCCCGCAGCGCCGACCTGCGCGCCGGGCTCACCACCCAGCGCGAGCACAGCTACCACCGCCAGACCGTGGGCGCCATCGTCCGCACCGTCGCCGCCCGCAACCAGCTGCAGCCGGTGCTCGGCGAGGGGCTGGCCGACGAGCAGATCGAGCACCTGGACCAGACCAACGAATCCGACGCCAACCTGCTCACCCGGTTGGCCCAGCAATGCGACGCCATCGCCACCGTCAAAGCCGACCGGCTGCTGTTCTGCCGGGCCGGCCAGGCGGCAACCGCCACCGGCGATCCGCTCCCCACCGTGACCATCACCCGCGCCAGCGGCGACAGCCACCGCTTCACCTTCGCCGACCGCGACGCCTATTCGGCCGTCACCGCCTATTACCACGACGGCAAGGCCGCCAGGAAACGGGCGATCACCGTCAATGGCAAAGGGGCAACCTCCGGCAAGGGTACCAACCCCAGCAGCGACAGCGTGCGGGTGCTGCGCCACACCTACGCCACCAAGGCCACCGCGACCCGCGCCGCGAAAGCCGAATGGGAGCGCCTGCAGCGCGGCGTGGCGCAGTTCGCACTGACCCTGGCCCAGGGCCGGCCGGATCTGTTCCCGGAAACGCCGGTGACCGTGGCGGGGTTCAAGTCGGAGATCGATGGCGAGGGGTGGCTGGTGGTGCGGGTGGTTCATGCTCTCGGCGGTGGCGGGTTCACCACGGCACTGGAGCTGGAATTGCGACCGATAGCCGAAGTGTGAGGGAAGCCCGCAGTTTCCGGGCTTCGTTTGTTGGCTGCACTCGTAGACTCAGCTGGAGGGTGGCGTTGCAGGCAGGCCGAGCTGCCTGGCCAGTGCGACATATTCGGCCACGGCGCGAACGACATTTCGTACATACTGCTCACTCAGTCCCCAAGCGCAACCTACTTACAAAAATACCTTGAATGCAGTAGAAACAATCGTGTCAATTAGGCCATTTACAAAGCGATCAAGTGCAACTTTGGCCAGCCCTTTTTGCTTTAAAGCTGCGAGCTCGACCAAGTCCTTCTTCCCGGCCATAAGCCATTCAAAATCATCTCGGGTCAAACCGCCATTTGCCAGCATTTTTGTCCATCGCTCCAAATCATCTTTCGATCTTTCGATGAACGCCCCCCCATCGTCAATTGCAGAATTTTTGTATGCTTTCCAGCTATACTCTGCAAATTCAATCAATTCCGTTTTCAGTGCCTCAACAAATCCATCAAAGTCAGCCATGACATCCTCCTTTATTAATTTTGACCATCACCCGGCTTAATTTTTCCGCTTTCAAGCCCGATAACCATATCAAAACCATCAGACACCAGGCCCTTAGCCTGCAGAATAAACTGCCCATCTAGAGTTTTTTTCTCTTCCCACCGCTTCAGAAACCCACCCAACGAATTGCGAGACGGGTCTTTAATAATAGTCCATTGCTTTGTGGTTATTTCATTCTTGGGAAGGCCCTTCGAATATTCATAAGCCTTTTCGACGTTCAGCTTCAAGGCATCAACTGCTTGCCGTTGACTATCATAAGGCTCGGTAGCCTTGTCCATTATCGCAAGCGCCTCAACCTTGAGTGATGTGGCTTGCTCATAGGCTTTCTGGCTAAAGGGCGTAATTGATGAACACCCAACCAACAAGCTCACCGCCCAACAAAGCACAAGCCGACTACACAGCGCCAAAATCTTCATACCATATCTCCTTTTTATAAATAGAAACAACGATTTTATTTTACAAAATCACTTTCAAAAAGGCTTTTTCATCTTTCAATTTCAACGCCAAGCTACCTTAGAGGAACAATAGAAATAAAAGCCTCATCCGCCCTTTCCTTCCAATCTACAACCCCATCAAGGCGGAGTCGGTAGACACCACCTTCAAAATTGAATTTATGCAAAGTGTGAATGGGGACTTCAAATGTCTGCTCGGCGACTTCATCACCACTAAGAGTCACATAAATCTTCTGCGCGCCAACCTTAACATCTCGACAAAAAATATGAAGCATAGCCCCGTTTTTTCCTTTGACATCAATGGAATGCTGTTCAGAGATTGGGTGCTCCTTTACTTTTTCTATAAGAACTTCAGAAGAGTTTGTGAAAAACAACGGAATGTTCCCTTGCTCCACATAGTGCTTAAATACAGTCACCCCAGCTCCAACCACTTCAACTAGTAACGCAAAAAAAAGTATCCTGGATCTTGAAGGAAAGGGTATCTTCCGAAGCCCCGCAGTATCTAAAAACGAGAGTACTCCCGTCGCAACGAACAATACAATACAGAACCATACGATGATAAATATAGGCCAAGAATTCATGTATCCCTCTTTGTTAGCCGCAAGCTGTATTTTTGTAAAAATTCAGAAATTTCAAATTCACATAAAAATTTTATTTTTTGAACCTTCCTTCAGCTTCTTTAGCCTCCCCACCTCGGAAAAAACATAGGCAGATTTCCGATATAGACCAGTTTTAATTTATCCGATAGCCATTCCAACCACCACACGCCGCTTCACCCACCACTGCAGCATCCGAGCTATGCCATGCCATCCGCCACAGCGCCCGCTGAGGCAAAAAAAAGCCCGGAAATTCCGGGCCTGGCTCTTCTTGAATAAGAATAGGTTTACTTACTCGGCGTGCCGTCGATAACCAGCTCAACATCCTCGGGGACCATATTGAGCGGGATACCTTTCGTACTTAACCCGGCCCCCTCCATCAGTAATCGGAGCTGACGAAGCGTCAATGGCATGCCGGAAGAAACGATATCCACTCGAATTTGTGGGTCCTTCAATCGTTCACAAAGGTCATCTTCACTCTTGCTTTCAGGCAGCACCACATTGATTTGGGTGGTTAGTGTAGCGATGAAATGAGGGGCACCTTCACTTTCAATTTGCTCATCAGTTGCCCCATCGTTTCGTACCGAGATCGTATTGGTTAGGGTCGCATAGGGGCGCTTGCCATTCTTCACCTCGATTGAGCAGGCCGGGGCAAGATCAATCTGAAAGCCATGAGTCTCATCCATCGTGTTCCTCAGGGCACATTCAGTGACCCGGAACGAAACTATTGCAAACGTGGGGACAGCCACTTCGCTCCTCCTGGGAATGCTTCATTTGGTTCAACACTCGCCTTCAGTGTCGGATGGTTCGACGGGAACTCAGAGATTTGCCCCATGGTGGGTTGCGTCTCAAAGCTGTGAATATGGCGATGCTCAACGGTATCTGGCTTGCGTACATAGCACTCCAGGGCGTCTTTCACCACATCATTCAGCGAGGTACGTTTACTCACAGCGAGCAGCGAGAGTTGCTGATGCAGCGCCGGCGATATGCGCACATTGAACAAACCCCTGCATGGCTTGTTCGGCTCCACCCCACGTTCCTCGCAGTGAGCAAGATAGGCATCCACTTGGCTCTTGAATGCCTTTTCAACCTCATCGACGCTCACGCCGTCGTACATGATCACGTCGTTGATGAACAGCAGCTTCCCAAAAAAGCAGCGGTCCTCGGCGCTGAACTCCACCGAGCCACTGTACCCTCGGTACTCCAGCACGTTATCCATCGTCATCTTCCTTTCATCATCACTCACACATCCATCTCATCGAGCACCACCAGCACTTCTTTAAGCTGGTAGCGCTTCATGATGCCGCTGGGATGCGGTCGGTAAGTGTTCAGGCGGCGGCCCGTCACATGCTCGAAGAAGCAGTGAGAGCCGCCGCCTGATTGGACCAACGTCCATTCCAACGATTCCAACAAGGCTACCAGCTCCTCGAACCGGTAGTCGGAGGGGCAGGACTTCAGTCGCTGGAGGCGCTTGTCGTTTTTGGTCATGGGATATTAGCAAAGCTGATATTTTTAGTAACTATATTTTAGTTACATCCGTCGATGCGGGTCCATCCAGTGCGTTAAAACGCCCACGCCCCAAAGAGGATGCCGACGAAGGCAGCCATCGCAGTCACTGTTATCCAGCGTTGACGCGCAGTGGCTGTGCGCGCCGCCAACTCGGTCCGGAGGTCGATCAGCTCCTGCCGCAGCTTCCCCACCCGCTCCCGGTACATCTCGGTCTGCGCTTTCGCCTGGGCAATCACTGCCATCGCCTGAGTGCTGAGGTCGTCCGCCTTGAGCTTGGCTTCCGCCTTCGCGCGGTTGAGTTCGTTGCGGTGCTGGGCGGCCGTGTCGGCGCGGCAGCTGGTGCAGTCGTGGGTACAGGTGGGGGTTTCCAGGAAGGTCAGCACCTGCTTGATCTGCGTGAACGACAGATCCTTGAAAAAGCTGATGCCGAACTCGCGCGCGGCGTACAGCTTGGCGCGATCGCGCTGGGTCGGGTCGCCTTCGGTCACGGTCAGCAGCATCGACAACAGCTTGCGGGTGCGCTTGGCTTCCTCGGCGTTGCCCAGCTCGCGCTGCAAGGCGGCGACGCCCAACCGATAGCCATCGCCAGTCAGTTGGTCGATGGTTTCCACGTCCGCCGCCTCGTGCACGATGCGCCACGCCCGCTTGGCTTCGCCCGCGTCGCCCAGGCTATCCCACGCGGCCAGCAGGTCGCCGACCAGCTCATGCAGCTTGGCGCGCTGGGCCGGGACCATTGGCACCGCCGAATCCGGATTGGGATCGACCGCCATGCGGATGGTATTACCGGTCTGCAAAACCTGCGGCGTCACGATGCCCTGCACCGTGTTGATGTGGAGTGACTCCCGTTTCATCGATTCATCCATTGCACATTCAATTTGCCCCTCACCACCGGAGGCACCTGTCAGCCCAGGATCCGGGCCTTCTGCTGTTCGAATTCTTCTTGCGACAAAATGCCACGTTCCTTCAACGATGCCAGGCGTTCGAGCTTCTCGATGATCTCGTCGCCACTGCTCGCCGAGGTAGGCTGCGGAGCCACAACAATGGCAGCGGCTTTGCTTTGGGCCTGATGGGCGGCGATGGCATCGCGCACGCGATTGGTAAATGGCACCACCACCTTCTTCACCACATTGTCGATGGTCCGCTCGGCAGCCCCATCCTGAATCCGGATCCGACCGAGCAGGAGGCCCGTTTCCCCCGTGACGGCATTGATCTTGTCCAGGTTGATGGTGGTTTGCTTCAGGCCATACAGCAGCCCTTTGTCGAGGAAGATCACCCGGCGATCCGTCAATGCGATCAGCCAGGTGTTGCCATCCATCAGCCCTGAACAGAACCCCAACACCTGCTCACCATCGGCCAATACTTCAGGCAAATGGTTGAGTTCTTTCTTGGTAAAGAACTGGTCATCACCAATTTCCGCAGCCAAGCGCTTGTATTCGACATTGCGCTCTGCCGGCGCGGCATTCTTGAAATCAAAGGCCATCAAAGACTCCCTCTCTGATCCGGGTTCATCACGACTTTCTCATCGCTCCGTCAAGGTGTTGCCGACGGCCTATGCAGCACGCGCATTCGCTTGCGCCAACGCCGCCGTCCATTGCCGCTCGGAAATCAGCGCAATGCCATGGCCGTTGTCGATGTGGCGCAGCGCGGTTTCGATCTTTCTACCGTAGGTGGTATGGGCCCAATCGGGCTCGATCATGCTGCCGACGACGAGGTAGTCGAGCTGGGTGGTCACGCCCTCGCAGGAGATAGCGCCGAATTGCTCGATGGCCCGGTGACACGCCTTGCGCGTACCGTAGATGAATTGACCGGTGAAGCAGAAGCGTCGCTCGGGGAACAGGATGTGTGGGTCGTCGTCGAAGGGCAGATCGGCCGGGACGCACTCGGCGCTGCCGGTTTCGGCGAACTCATCGCCGGCGATGCTCTTCAGGGTGATCAGCAGGTCACGGCGTTCTTCGTCGGTGATCACGCCATCGCGCAGGATCTCGTTCACCCGTCAGCTGATCTCCTTGCCGCTCCAGGCCTGGGTGACCTCGGGGTACTGAGCCAGCCAAGCCGACAGGAAATGCACTTCCTGGTCGTTGAGATGATCATCCGCGGTGATGCCCTGGCAGATGCCCAGCAGGTGTTCGGTGGCTTTCTTCAGCGCAGCCTTGTCCAGCCATAACGCCTTGCCGGCCGCATTAGACGTGGCACTCATGGAACCCCCTTCAATCACGTATGTATGTGTAAAGTGGGGGCCCGGCGCTGGTGGCCGCCCCGCACTTCACTTCTACGCCGACCGGTCGGCAAGACCGGCCCCCTGTTACGTCTGAAGTACCCCAGTGCGCGGGCGGTGCCCGCTATTTCTTTTTCTTGCCGGCGTCGTCGAACGAAAACGCACCCGGCGGCAGTTCAACCGGCGCCGTGGTGTTGGTGCCTTGCAGGGTGTTGTGTGGACTGTGGCCGCCGGCCCCAGGCCAGCGATCAAAGCTCCGAGAGCCGCAGCTCGTACCGTGGGCGGCGCGGCGTCATACGCCGCAACCAACTGCTGATGCTCTGCCTCGTTAACGTATGGATCACGGCGCCCCGTGAGCACATACATGACATCAACACCCGCGCGGTACAGCGCAGCCAAGTAGGCAGCATCAGGTGACCGTTCGTCGGACTCATACTTGTACTGCGCATTCCCCTTCAGGCCGCCAAGTGCTGCAAACCGCTCTGCACTTAGGTTCAGCCGCTTTCGCTCTTCCAGAAGGCGCTTACCAACTCCACTCATTCGAGTTCAAAAATCCTTTATTTCCACTCAAATGGGTTGAATGCTGCGGTTGTGCTCAATTAATCTCGGTCGATCATACCACCATGACAGCTTTGCGACAGCCACGCCGACGTGCGCCTAAAGGTGTCGTCACCGGTAAGCCGATCTGGACCCGGCTGCTGCCCAATGAGCGCGCGTGTTTCGACGCGCTCAACGCCCAGGAGGGCTACTCCGACAGCGAACTCGGCCGCCGCCTGATGCTGCCCGGCCTGTGCGAAGCCGCCGCGCTCGCGGGGCTGGCGCACTTACTGGAGGTGCAGCATGAAAGCTAGTCGTAAAAGCCGCATGCTGCCTGTGAACAAAGCCACCGCACACGCTGACGGCGGCAGTGTTCGTGCTCCGCATCACAACCCCTCCGCTTGAGGTGGTCGCCATGTCGACTCCGTCCGTCCCCCAGAAAGACAGCGGCAATACGCAGTTCCTCCGCCCCAAATGCGGTGGCCATACGGTCACGCGCAGCAGCTGCTACGTGTAGCCGACCGCCAAGCGCGCCACCAACCAGTGCAAGTGCTGCGGCAGTCGCATGGTCATCGATTGCCAGGTCGCCGCGTTCCTGGAGGCGAATTTCGTGCCGAACCGCTCGGTGTTCATGCACACCGAGCGCCAGGGTGCCGCCAACGATGACAGCCAGCCGGGCCTGAATTTCAGCCCGGGTAGCTAGCGCCCCGCGGCGCGTCGGCGCACCGCTCTCCTTCCCTTTTTCATCTCTGCCCATCGTGCCCAATCCGGGCGGCGAGGGGCGAGTTACGCCCGGAGGAATCGCATGAGCTACGACAGCTTCGCTCGATTGGTACAGGCTTTGCGCACGTTGGAGGGTCGCGCCCAACGCGAGGGCCTGAGCGCGTTCTTGATCACCCTCTCCCTGCCCGCCCGCTTTCATGCGCAGTCGCCATGCTATGGCGGCATGACGCCCGCCCACGCCCCGGCGTGGCTGATCGAGGTATGGGTCAGGGTTCGTCGCCGCTGGTTGCAGCAGGGAATACGTGCGGCCGGAGTGCGCTGCGTTGAGCCCCATCGTGATGGCTGTCCGCACTGGCACCTGCTGCTGTGGCTGCCGACAGATCGGGCTGCGGAGGCATTGGCCGGACTGCGCCAGTGTGCGCTGGCGGATGCCGGGAATGAAGCTGGCGCGGTAAAACACCGCGTGTATATCGAGCCGGTGGATGGCCGCCGAATCAGTGCGGTCGATTACTTGGTGAAGTTTCTCGGCCGCCCGGAGTCCTTCCGTCAGGTCGCCTGGTATGCCCGCTGGCAGATCCGTCCCTTGGTGCTGATCGGCGATACCCGTATGGGCCAGCCGCCTGCAGGTGTTTGGCACCGGGCCCGGGATGTGGGCGCCAGCCTGTGGCGCAGGCTGCGGGTGGGGATGGCGGCCATCACGTCACGCCAGCCAGCGCAGGGCTGATTCGAGGCGCCACCATGATGACGCCCGAGGAAATCCTCGCCCACGATCAGGCCGTCGAACGTTGCCAGGAAAACGGTTGGCGCCTGCCGCCTGGGGTGTCGGCGCAGGTGCGCGGCACCGAGCGACCGCTGACCAAGCGCCAGCGCGACGCCATCGCCACTGTCGCGGACGAAGTCTATGCCTTCGCGGAGCACATCCAGCCCAAGCTGCAGGCGCTGGCCCTGGCCAATGTCGCCGGCCTGGAGCTGCCGACGCTACGCAGTGTGTCGGTGTCCATCGGCCTGCCGCCGGCCGCGATCAATCGCCGGCTGGATCAAGACGAGGCGGCGCGGCAGCGCGGCATGGTGCACTCGCCGCTGACGCGCGCTGAGCCGGCGCCGGTGTCGAGGACGGCGGCATGAACAGCATTTCAAGCAAGCGTCGCCATGAATCGTTGCCAGCGGCTCAAGACATACAGGCCCTCGCCGCAGCCCAGTTCGGTGGCCGCGTCGTTGTAGGCGACCGGACGCAATCCTTCGATCCAGGGGCAGCACGCCGCATGCAGCTCGGCGATGTCGGCCTCCAGGGCCGCCGGGTCTTCACCAGCCACGAAGCGCTTCAGCAGTTGCCCCCATCGAACATGCCAATCGCGGAATTCGTAGATTTTCTCGGTGGGCGAGATCTGGTTCTCCAGCACGGTGGTGATCGCCACCATCAGCCCGACGGCAATCCCCAGGGCGGAGATCTGTGCAGCAAGAGTTACCACTGCGCCGGCCCCCGCCAACAGGTTGATGCCAGCCAACCACTTTTTCAGATGCCGATACAGGCGCTGGTGCCGCTCGTTCAGACAAAGCCCGTACTGGATATCGAATTTGATTTCAAACGGCGTGCGGTTGGCTGCGTTCATTTCTATGGTCCTTTGGCTTTCGGTTTGGGTGCCGGCGGCGCCGGCTTCGGTGGACGCTGGTTCTTGAAATTTTCCTTGTCCATGGTGGCTCCTTTGCTGGGTGATTTCGTCGGTCTGGGGAGACTGCGAAATGATCTTAGCATTGCGAGCCACCACCTCACTCCAGGGTGGTGGGTGGTATGACCTTGCACATCCCCCGCCCATTACCGCGCGCCATCGTCCAGCTGCGCGAGCGTGTGACACGCCAGGAACGCGCTGCGGCGCGGGCGCTGTTGCATGGCCTGCCCGATGAGTTGGTTTACGCGGCCATGGGCGCTTGGATCAAGCGCCGTGGCACGGTCGAGGTGCTGCCGAATGCGGACCATATCGATGGGGTCGAATCTAACCGCTGCTTGGTCGCCGCAAACCGTTGGGCGCGGGAATTCGCCAGCGAGCTGCGTGCGACGGGCCTGCCGCTCGACAGGGATGACGATGATCTGGCCAGCTTCGCGCGGGTTGCCGCCGACGAGTGCGCGCGCATCCTGGCCCAGGCAGAGACGGGCGAGGTGTTCAAGGTGCGCGATGGCAGTCGATTCGTGCGCCGGCCGCGCTATGTGTTCGAGGCGTGCCTGCGCGCCGAAGAGGCCAGCATCGTGGCGCCGAACCACGAGCTGGATGAGCGTCAACGCGCCTATGTGGTCCGGCGTCTGGGCGATGAAAAATTCTGGCGCGGCCGGCTGAAACGCCGCGTCACCGGCGTGCTGGAGCATGCCTAGTGTGCCTCGGCGAGGTGCGGCGCAAGCGCTCGGCCTATCTGTCCGCCCCGACCTATCGCCGGCTGCGCGCTCGGCAGCGCCGCAATCAGCGCATGCTGGCCGCGGCGGAGGCGACCAATGAATCTGGCTACACCGCCACGCTGGAAGCACTCAGCCAGTGGAGCGTGAGCAATCCAGCCATTCGGCGCACCGAGCTGATGGTGCGTGCTCGCGGGATGGAAGAGGTCGCCAAGGCGGCGGGCCTGTCGGCCTGGTTTGTGACGCTGACGGCGCCGAGCAAATACCACCCCAGCAGTTGGAAATACGGGGCGCCTGTATGGCGCGGAAGCCTATCGCGGCAGGCGCGACGCCAATTTGTGACGCGCCAGTGGCATAGGGCTATTTCGACCTTCCGCGCTGCGGGGCTTGCAGCATTTTCGGTTCCGCGCGAGGTCAGGGGCTCGCCGAACTGCTCGCCCCGCTTTACCGCTCGGGATGTGCAGGACTACCTCTGCAGGTTGTGGGCCAGGGCACGCGCGCAGTTCAAAAAGCACGGCATCACCCCGTTCGGCATCCGCGTCACGGAGCCGCATCACGACGGGTGCCCGCACTGGCATCTGCTGCTGTGGGTGGCCAAGGATCGCGCCACCAAGATGCTGGCCATCCTGCGCGCCAAGGCGCTGGAAGAGGACGGTACCGAGGCCGGGGCCGCCGAGCATCGCATGACGGTCGAGGAAATCGACCCGCGCAAGGGTAGCGCCGTTGGGTACATCTCGAAGTACCTAGCCAAGAACATCGACGGCCATCGCATGGACACCGACGACGAGTCCGGCCTGTCCGCCGAGCACGGCGCCGACCGCGTAGCCAAGTGGGCCAGCAACCACCGCATCCGCCAGTTTCAGGCCATGGGCACGCCGCCGGTGACGGTATGGCGCGAGCTGCGCCGGGCCGATCTGTTCGCGAGCGAGAACGAGATCATGCTGCGCGCGTTACATCGTGCTGCGGACCTGGGCGATTTCGCCGACTTCATGCGTGGTTGGTGCGCCATCGGCAGTGGCTATAAGGTGACGTTCGAGTACGAACAAGAGCCGTGCCCCGAGTCGGGCGAGCAGGTGTTGCCTTCCAACCGCTTCGGCGAGCCGGTGTTGCGCCGCGCCGCGGTCGTGGTGCGCGAACGGGTGATGTGCGGTCGACGCATGGTGCTGGGCGAGGTCATCGAGCGCGTCCAGACCAAGCTGCACAGTTGGACCATTGATTGGGGCCGCACCAAGGAACTGGCGCAGGACAGCCAGCGCCAGCAGGTCGATGTTTTTCAGCGCAGCGGCGCAGCCGCGAGCACTTGGACCTGTGTGAATAACTGTAACCAGCCCGAAGCCACCACCCGCGAAGTGGCCCGGCTGGAACGCCAAAACGCCGATTCCGCCGCCACCTGGCGCCGGGATCTGCACCTCGCACTCGCCGGCGGCACCTGGGATCGGGCTGGCCGCTGGCGATCTGTACCGGCATCCGGGCCGGCCATCGTCGATTCGCCCGGAAACTCCCCGCCGCGCACCCCGCCGGACCGCCCGCGGCCATCCCAGCACTGAGGAAATCGACCATGGATCAGCACCATCAAGACACAGTTACGTCCGCAGCCATCGAAAACGCGTTCAACGCCTACGGCTGGGCGTTGAGCCGCCTACGCGATGCAGAAAGCGCTACGTGAAGCCGAAATGGAGGAAAGCAGCGCGGGCGGGGCACTTTGCCAGCTGCTGGCCGCAGCGCGCGATCAGGGCCTATTTCAGGGTGAATACGTCGCCGTCCCGAATTTTCGGGGCGAAGGCGTGGCACTGCTGCGCCTGGAGCCGAGCGCAGAAGGCGGATTGCGCATCGCCGATTGCCGCCTTGACGTGCTGTCGGGCTACGACATCGAGCGAGGTGCCAAGCGCCGCGAAGAAGCGGCCAGCCTGCCTGCTGCGGAAGGCGAATCGGGCCAGCCGGACGAGGTGGCCCATGCGTAGCCAGATCCGCGCCATCGAATTCGTCGACGCCACCGAGCTGTTTGATGTGGTGCGCCTGTTCCGGGCGATGGGCTACCGCGTGGTGGCCATCGGCATCGACAGCTACCGGGCCTCGAAAACCGTGCCGTATGGGGTGGTGGCATGAGGCCGGCCTGGATCGTGCTGCGCCTGCTGGCCTACGGCGCGGCCGGGATCACCGTGCTGGCGCTGGCGATCTGCGCCATCAGCGCCGCCTTGGTGTTCGCCCAGGGTTGCGTCGCCGCCCTGCTGGCGCTGGCGGTGTTGCTGGGGGCCTGCTGGACGCTGCTGGTGATGGACCGATGGTTTTTCCCTGCGCTGCATGCCAATGACCGCCCAAAGCGTTCCGGGGTCGGATCTTGAACCACCCGCTGCATAACGCCCACGTCTTGCTCTGGCTGCGCTGGCGCCACTGGTGCGCCAGCCAGGCCGGCGCCTGGGTCGTCGTCGCCACCGTCGCGCGGCGACACAACTACGAACAGGGGGAGTGTCATGTCCCGTCAATTTGATCTCGCCAGCGATCTGGAGCTGCAGGCTCGAGAGGACGCACTTGCGTCGACCCGAGCAACCGCCCAGCGAGAAACGCCGGCGCCATCCGGCGTCTGCCCCTGGTGCGAGGACATCGCGCCAGCCAGCGCAACCTTCTGCGGCGCCGAGTGCGCCAGCGACTGGCAGGCGCACCACGCCCGCGAACGCCGGGCGGCCATCATCAGCGGAGCGAAATGATGGATTACCTCGAATATGCCGATTTTCATGTGAGGCCTCGGCAGCCTGCGTGCGGGCTCGATCAGGCCGGACACGATGACTTTTCGGAGCCGTGGCCGCTGGCCTCGCGCTACCCGGCTGATATGGTCGAATCTGATGGTGGGGAAGCGTGATGATTCGTCTGGATCGCGAGCGACTTCGAGAGATCACCGGTTTGCAACAAAGGGGGGCCCAAGTGCGTTGGTTCAAGCGCCACTTCGGGGTGGAGCTTCCCTGCGATCAAGCCGGTCCCATCCTCACGGAGCAAGCCTTCGAGGCATTGGCGAACAAACGATGCGGCATCTTCGCCGGCGCGGAAGGGGTTCAATCTGCTCGCCCACGAGTACATCCGAGGTCGCGATGAGTAGACATCGCTCCACGCTGCGCAGCCTGTCCGAAACGCGGATTTACAGGAAGGGAAAACGCTTCTACCCCTTTACCGCTGAAGCAACCATCAATCCTCGCGATGGCAAAGCCAGGAAATGGCACTCGCTCTGCGCCATTGCGGATGGGGAAGCTCAAGCGCGCGAAGAGGCGAAACGGATTCAAGAACACAATACCGCCAACGGCGACGCGGGCAACTTCGCCGCAACTTGGCGGCGGTATGTTGCAGAACTCATCACCAAGAAGGACAAATCAGCGCCAAAGGATCCCGCACGGCGGAAAATCCATGACGGAAATATCCAGAACCTGCGCTACATCTGCCAACAGATTGAGGATGGCTTCAGGGCGTTTGACATCACCCAGGTACTCCCAGTGGACATCGCTGAGTTCGTGGACCAATGGTCCGGTCAACGAATGGCCCAGGTTTACCTGTCGCGCCTTTCTGACTTCTTCCGCTGGCGCTGCCGGCGAGGTCTGCGTAGCGATAATCCGACACGCGAAGTCACGGTTGAAAAACCACCTGGGCGAGAACGGTACATCACCGACGCAGAGTTCCACGCCATCCGGGATGCGCTACTCGTTGGCGATGATGGACGCCCTACCCGAAGCGGGGCAATGGTCCAGTGCTACGTCGACCTCTGCTACATGATCTACCAGCGAACTACTGAAATTCGCCTGCTACGCTGGGATCAGATCAAAGATGATGGCATCCACTTCAAGCCCACCAAGACAGAAAGATCGAGTGGGGCGCAAGTCATCGTCCCGCTTACCGCAGCCATTGCCGAGGTGCTTGAAAAGGCAAGGATCGCCTACCCGATACGCTCCGTCTATGTGATCCATACTCAGCATGGCCAGCCGTACACAGCCAATGGTATTGGATCCCTGTGGAAGCGGGCACGTGCTCGGGGGGGGGGGGGGGGGATGACGCAACGCTGAAGGATTTGCGGGCAAAAGCCATGACCGACGCCAAAAAACTAGGCTATGAAATCGAGCAAATCAGCATTGGCGCCGCCCATACGGACATCAGCATGACCGAGACGTACATCAAGCGGCGCGAGGTGCCTATTAGTGAGGTGACGCTGCCTCTTCCGAAGCGCGCCTAG